TCTAGAGACATGAACTGCGTCAATACTTCCCCTAATGACGGGTGTAGCGGTTGCGTTGGAAGTTGTGATTCCTTGTCTTCCGTCGATTCTAACGTTAATAGGAGGATCCTGAAAAGTTTGTTCTCCGCTACCTGTAGATGTAAGATTGACATAATCTATTAAACTGGTTGATATCGATACTCGGAATGAGTTATCTGTTAGTTTAATTATAAAGTATTCTTTCTCATTTGTCAGTCCACCAATATTACCTGCACCTTGTGAGTATTTTACAATCTCACCAGATTCAAAACCATGATTATCAATATTGATTGTATCTGTATATGTGTTAATTCCTGTGACTGTTGTTATGAGTCTATTATGAAATATTCCATTTTGTTCAACAAGGATCTTATCTACTTTTTTTCTCTGTTTTGTAGTGCTAAATGACTGAATACCACCACCACTACCAGATATAGGTATGACACCTGTGCCTGATAAAGCGTCCAACTCATTATCTGCTAACTGAATCTCATAATCATTATTATTGATGACAAAGTATGTTGCGTCATTGATAAGTTTACCAGGTGTTGTTCCTATTCCTATCGCATCGGTATTGTTTGTAGTGTAAACTACTTCTTCTCCAGCCTTCAACCCATGAGCAGTCTTGAATGAAAATTTATTGAGTGATGTGTTTACTACCCCACCAGTTGTTGTTGAATCAAACTCAACTACTTGTGGTGTGAGTTTCATTTTAGGTCTAAGAACTGCAGAGGTATTATTACCACCAGAAATAGTTACATTAGGGTCTTCTTGATAATCAACACCTGGTGTGTCTACAAGGACATCTATGATCGTTCCTGATACTTGTGATACAACTGACGCACCTACACCACTGTGACCTGTCTGAGACACAGAGAGTCTTGGTCTGTTGATTACATCATATCCAGATCCTGTGTTCAATACATCAACTGTTCTCAGTGATCCATAATAAACTTTATCAGTGGATTTGTATGAGTATATCTCTACACCATTTGCAAATAAACCTATGCCACCCTGCACTGTCTTTTCTTTTTCTGTGCTGTATTCAGGTACAGGAAACTTTCTCAGTAATCTCTGTCCACCTATAGATGTGCCAAACACCGCTTCTGGAGTCAGGAAATGAGTTGTAATGCCAGATATATCAGATCCTACCACTGAGGTAATATACTGCCCTCTACGTACGTTCTCTGGGGTGTATGCGAGTGCTAATGTGTTCTGATCAATATTCTTGACATAGTATGGTTGATTCTCAATAAGATTTGTAAGTTTTACAGAATCAGATGTGTAATAAACTAACTCACCATCATTATAGTTGTGGTCAGTTACAGTAATTTGACTTGTATCAGTTGAAATACCTGCTGTAGAAAATGTTCTTATTCTTTTCTGTGGGTTTATCTGCCAGTGAGGTAAACTATTAGATGCGACATAAACTTCCTGTCCTTTTGAATATGAATTTTGTACGTCTACCGCCTCACCTTCTTTTGTTTTGAGTTGTCTTCTTATGAAGTAAGTATTATTAACATTAATATTTGGAGCATTTACACGAATTGTATTCGATAGGGGTGTACCAGTGATACTACCCTGAATGATGTTATCATCAATATCAATAATATCAATCGTGTCACCTGTGTACAATGAATGATCATTCAATAGCACAATACTGTAATTATTTGGTGATATTTGATTTATAGTATTGATTTCATATCTCGCAGCAGTATTTCCTATCCATGTTGTAAACCTCTTGCTACTTTGCTCTATACCAAGTGTGCTTACATTGATTGAACTACCTGTTTGCTGAGTAATCGCACTACCATTGAATTTATTGATAACACCAAGTATCTTTAGTCTTACTTCTGAATTGATGTCACCATCTTCATATGATATTGCAATGCCACCTTGTGTGATAGTAGAACCAATACTTATTTCAGATGAATGAGTAGTTACACCAACAAATTGTGTATAGTTTTTAGATGTGTATGGTAAAACAATATCACCTATAGTCAAATTACCACTACTTTCAAAACTAACTGTGCTGTCTACGTCAATAATTGTTGTATTGATACCTACAGGTTTTGTTACATAAGTTTTTGATGTCTGTTGAAACTCACCAATCTGTGTACCTTGTGATATGCCTATCTGATAATAATCTCTTCCACTTACAAATGATTTTTCTACACGGTAAATTGAACCACTGCTACCGCCTTGTGTAATAGTTTGTCCTTCTATCTTTAGTGGATTTCCGCTTATTACTTCGCAAAGCACAAGATCTGCGACTACATAATCCGCATCTGAAGGGCGAATCATGTTTTTTGCGGGTTGAATCATCTCAACCGTTTCGCCATATAAACCACCAAACAATATTTTGAACGCTTCTTCCGTACCCTTCGATTTGTAGAAGTCTGTTGATTGTCTTATAAAGTTGGGTTGATTGACTCTACTGTTTAGTTTTCTTTCTGCAAAACCAGGCAGTATCTGCTTCTTGAGTTTTTTTAGAAACTCTGTAAGAAATACATTACTTAGATTATTGACACGAGCATCTTCCGCATGAGTTGATATACCTGTACTTGAAAATGTTAGACTTTCAGGTTGATTCGTTTTACTATTATTTTCTATTCCACTAAAACCTCTTACACATCCAAAGAATGCTGTGCTACCTATTCCTGTATATGTAATAATCTCGTCATTAATCTTTAGTAGTCCATATGACTCTGGCCACCCCTTAGTTGAATCTACGTATATTGTTTGACTTACAAAATTGACTGGTGAGGTAAGAGATGTAAATCCAGTCAAAGTTTCATTGTTCAGAAAATCTAAACTTTTATATTCAATTATATTATCTGCAATGTCAATCGTTCCACCTTGAAATTCTTGAGAAACATAATACTGCTCTAAGAAATTTTCAAAATTTGGATTTTCTGTTGCGATAGACTGAGGAATTTGACCTCGAACTATCTCGTGGATTTTGACTTTAGTTATTGATGTGTTTATCATTAATATCCAGAACCAGAGCTGCTAGACGATGTTGATGATGATGACGAAGAAGATGATGAACTATATGTTGATGTGGATGTTGCAGAATCGGATAGTATATTAGGTGTGGAAGTAATGAGTTTACTGGAATCTGAATGTGATGCCCCTGTCATTTTCTGTCCATTATTCATGGTATGGAATGGTCCGAAATATGGTTGTCCATCTACATATCCTACCAATTGAGTTGATCCTGTGGTGCTTGATATGATTGCACCCCTTACCTTTTGACCATTTGAGTAACTTGATTGTACATCAAATCTTGTGCCTGATGTATTTGCCCCAGAAGCAATAGAGTCTTGCCTCATATAGAAGTTGCTCATGCTAACATCAAACTGAAGGTACAATTCTTTTCTTGCCAAAACATCATTTGACTCAGGAATTGCCTGTACTTCAACAATATTATTTGGTTGTACAGTTGATGTAATATTCACAGTATCTATAATGATTTCTCCCTTCTTATAATCAATCGTACCAAAGGATTTAGAGAGAATTTTGATATCAGCGTCTGATACAATTTGGAAAAGTATCAAATTACCTTTATCGGCACCTGCTATCTTTTCATCACTGAAGTATACTGTTCCAACCGTTCCTGAAATCGAGAAACCTGTTGATTTGATATTATAAGAAGGATTAGGACAATAAAACGTATTATCGTAACATAATTCGTATTGTGCGAATTGATTGATCTTTGCATTGAGATTTCTTCTAATTCTGACTGTTGTGATGTTAGATGTTATAGATGTATTTACGCTGTCAATTAGAGATAGCATTTTACTATATTTGAATCTACCACCAAACTTATTCAATTCTGTGCCACCTGCAAATGATGTGATTGCACTTATAACTTCTGACTTGAGATTATCAGGATCACCTATAAAGTTAGCGTTATAATAAATCGTACTGTCAATCTCAACATACATGAACTTAAGATCTACAAATTCAGGCACAATCCCTGCTACAGAATAACTTTTCAAAGATGACAATATTTCTTTCTTAGTAAAATCAGATAAGAAATTACCATTTCTAGGTTTTGCTGCAATGAATACTCTTCCATATTGAGGTGGATCTAAGTCTTCTCCTCCATATGCACTAACTGATTCTATATTAGAATATACAGTCGGGAGTATCGCTTCATAGTCAGATGCTGTAACTGCCCTGTGTTGCGACGCATAGCGTCTAGGAGCGTAGTATTTTACACTCTGCAGTGATTCTATCTCATCTCCATTATCGGATGGTTGGTTGACCGTTAGAATGGGTGTATAGTTCTGAAGAGTTGCACCATCCTGATCTATGAGTTTACCAGAGAATGAAAAATCTCTTACACCATTACCTGAAGAACCATTAGTGCGGATATATGAAATCTCCACCACGTTTCCGTCATCAAGTTTTTTACCAAAGATATTATCACCAAAAAGTAGTTCATACTTTTCGTCAGATGTCTCCTGTAGCAAATAAATGTTTGATGTGGATGTAATACCTAAAATATTGTCAACTAATTTGAATTCTACTTCTGTCGTGGACGAAATATTATCTCTCACTTTAACTCTTATAGTTGAAGTGTCTATACCATCATTAGGTAAAACATACCTTTGGTTTTTTTGACTGCCATCGACAACAAAATTAGTCTCTAGGTATTGACCTTGGAATATCTCTAATGTTCCTACTGCTTCTCCATCTGTCGCTGTACCTGTTACTTGTTCGGGTAATGAAAAGATATAACTTGTGCTCGATACCCTACCATTTGATACAATACCAGGTTGGAACTTTATTTGTGTAACTGTATTGTCTAAGTCTGAAATATTATAATCAACCTTTGCTTTTGCTGCTCTTTTTGATCTGGGCACATATCCTATATTTCTTGCTAATGATACTACGTTTTCTCTTATAGTTGCACTGTCAATGAACGTCTCATTCACTGCCATATTCGTGTTGAACGCTGTAATATATGTGTTATACGCTAATAGGTTTATCAATACAGATAAATTAGAACCTTCAAAATCAAAATCAGTAAAATTACTGTTTGATCTTAGGTAATCCTTGATCGAGGTTTTTATATCCTCGTAGTTGAGGTTGGTGTATTGTTGTAGTGCCATTATAACCTAGTTGGTTCTAAAATAAAGTTTAGAGATTGTGTGGGAGCAGATAGACCCACAATGTCATAATTTATGGAGATATCAATAGCATTTTCATCAGGAAAAGAATTTACTTTTACCTCTTGAAGCAAGACTCTTGGTTCATAGTTAGTGATCACAGTTTCGATCTCATTTTTTATAGGGTCGATATAATCATCATTTGCTAATTCAAAAAGTGCTTGTTCCACCCTTGTTCCCACCAAGTCATTGAAGAATACTTCTCCTATTTGTATTCTTACTAAATTTTGAACAGATCTCTTGATTGCATCCTCATTTTTCAAGGGAAGCATATCATTGGTTATTGGATGACGCTTGAATGAAAGCGAAATATCTTTGAAACCTTGAGATGTTCTTTGAACTGGCACTATTTTACTACGATCTCGTGTATTTATCTATTTAGAGGCAATAAAAAAGGGAGTCTCTCGACTCCCGTATGAAAAAAAGACTAATAAACTCTCCGTCGCCAGGTTTCTGTCGGATTTTACTCGTCTTCTGTATCATCACCCAAATACTCAACTCGTACATCATCTGGATGGGGTGTGCCCACTGAATAAAAGTCATCTGCAAAATCTTGCGTGATGTCCATCATTTCATCTTCCGTAACAGAAGCGTGAACCTTTTCTTCCCCAACGTATATATCATACTTTGCTGCCATTGTTACATCAGTTACATTATTTGTAACCATTTATAAAATCCTAGTTTTCTCATGACCAACTCTACACTTAGGATCTACCCATATTTCGTAACCTGCTTTGATTGCATCTAAACAGAAAGAAACGTCTTCACCACACATGTCTTGGACTTCTCCTGATTCAAATACTTGCATCTGAGGAGCAAACCAAGGGTACTTCATTTGTTCGTTTTCAAATACACCTTTCTTAATAAGTAACCAACCAAACCCTGTATAATCAACTGTAAAGGGTTTGCGTCTCTTGACAATTCCATCAAGCATCTCATGATTCATCACACCACCATTCTCTTTGAAATCGTTCTCTTCCATCCAATGAGCACATGATGTTGTACGTCCATCTTCAGTTACATACCAACCTGCTGCAAGATCTTTGTCCATCCATACAAGACGATAGAACTGCTCAACACCAAAAACTATATCACTATCAATCCATAACTGATAATCATACTTGAGTTTACCATCCCAAGGTATCTGATCAGGTCCTCGTAATACGTTTGCACCTAGACACTTACATCTGGCAAAGTTCACCATAGATGAATAGTCTTGCGATATCTGTATGCTTGCACCTGCTTGAACTAATTCAAAACATAGAGATACAAAGTTCTTCAAGTAAACGTATGATACTCCTCGACCTGGTAAGCAGAATACTATACTCTTTCCTTTGATGAGTGGTCTAGCATTCTCTATTGAAAATTCTTTCTTATCATCTGTTTTAGGTGCAGACGAAACCACCTTGAATCCTTTTGCCATTACGAAAGATCGCTGTCAATTCATTATACTGATTTATATAGTCGATGTCAATTTGTCTATTATCCAGTCTGCAAGTTTTTCATGACCCCTGTAATTGAAGTGACCTATTCCTTTCTTCTCTTTTTCGTTCCAATAATATTTCTTGTTTTTACTTATCCCTAAGATAGTTTTTTTAGAAGATAAATTCCACATACTCTTCGATACTAAAGGAAGATCACCATTACACATTTCTTTGAATGGATTGTCATCACCCTGCACAGGAAAATACTGTAGAAGAAGTAAAGGTATTCCTTTTCTTTCAAATAGTTGTTCTAACAGTAATCTGTTCTTATAAAAATTTATTGCCCCTACATTATCATCATAAAAGGTATCGTAAAATAATTTGGTATTCCTTTCCTCTTCCTTATATCGCAGAGGTCCAGGTATCAACCTACTATTGAGATCTATTCTTGCAGAGTGAGTCATTAATATAATCGCATGATCACATGTATTTTTATTCATCCATTCATAGGTGCGGTATACTATACCATCATTACTTGAACCTGACTTTGCATCATTATAATGATCAGCACCAAGACGATTACTTACTATAGTCGAGAATCTTTGTTTTACTCTATCTTCACAACCTTTTCCCTGAGTATATGAACAACCATTAAAATACAGAAACATTATACTTCTCCGAAAATAGTTCTGCATCCTCCCATGTATTCACCATAGGTTTTCCTTTTATATTGAGTGATGTATTCAATAACACAGGACAATCAGTTCTCTTGTACCACTCCTCCAGTATTGGTCTCAGGATGCTCTCCGATGTTTCAGGTACCGTTTGTACTCTCGCACTATTATCGACGTGTATACAAGCAGGTATCGCCTTTGGTTGCTTACACTGATAGACATAGGACATGTATCTCGAATGGGAAGGCATATCAAAGTAGTCCTGACAATGCTCCTCCAAAACTGCAGGTGCAAATGGTCTGAACTTCTGTCTCTTCTTGATCTCATTTACTCTGTCTTTGTTTGCAAGTTTCCTCGGATCCGCCAATAGACTTCGATTACCGAGAGCACGAGGACCAAACTCAGCACGACCATTTGCAACGCCAGCGATTCCTTTTTCGAGTAAGCAGTCAACTATTTCCCTAGGATTACAGTAGTGTTGTATATTATATCCCAAGTAGGGAGAGAATTCAACCTTGCCACCATATGATAACAATGCTGCTCCTAATGCACCACCTGCATCACCAGGATTCGGCATGATCCACATATTATACATTTCTCTCAAACCAGTGTTACACACACAGTTGAGTGCCACTCCTCCACCATAGCAAATATTGTCACTATACTTTGCTGCTCTTGCAAATATCTCATTGAGTTCCAATTGCAGTATACGCTCTGCACTTTTTGCAATATCACACTTATCGTATGATTCTGATATCCTTACACCCTTATGACAGTTCTGATGTCTCAATCTTTCTACCACATTCATATAGACAGGTTTTCCAAACGCTGCCATACCCATAAAGATATATTCTTCATCTAGTGGTCTAAGACCTGCCCATTTGGTCAAAGCACTGTACCACAGTCCAATAGAGTTAGGATATCGCTGTGACCACACCTTTTTATATTTTGCCTTACCTTCTACCATTTTTGCAGTCCATATAGACGTACAATCCCATTCTCCAATACTATCAATGACTACACACGCTGCTTCCTCGAATACGGAGGTTTGAAATGCTGCAGCAGCATGAGAAAGGTGATGTGGAAAATATTGAGTGGGTTTCAGTCCCAAATGCCTTTCACTGAAAGTTGTTCTGTATTGACCTGCATAAAACTGCCTTGTTTTCTTCAAAAGCGGTTTTTCGTAAAAAGCAATGTCATAATTGCCTTCATGCATGTTGAATAACTGTGCAGTCGCAGATGCAGTGCAATCTAAGTCACGATCATGCTTTTTCTTAGAAAATCGCTCTGAATGAGTTGCAAAACGTATTCTGCCTTTGTTTACGACTGCAATTGCAGAATCGTGGAAACCTTCGCTAAATCCAATCATAATAACTTCATTATATCAGATGCAATCATTGAATGCCCCAATGCATTAGGATGATTTTGTTTTGCTCTAGGATACTTAGATAAATTTAGCTGTAAGTCAATAGGCAGTTTGCATTTGGGATTAATTGAAAATATAAGGTGATCTTTGTTCATTCTTTTCAATTTATTTTTTATAAGGTTGAAAAATAACATTTCTTCAGTCAAACCATACTCATCATGGTATATCTCTTCAAAATAATGAATCCACCATTCTTTTCCCTCAAGTACTTTGCCTGTAGTCAAAAATCTTTCTTTACCACCCAAAATTCGATCCCACAGTCTAGTTTCCTTTTTTTCAAAACGTTTTAACCATTTTTCTCTTTTATTTGGGAATTCCTTGATTTTTGCAAGCAATTTTACTTTATTGAACATTCCTGTGGGATCATACCACTCAGTTCTTGATGGATAAGTTAATTGTACAAATATCTTGTCAAATGACTCTAAATCTTGTTCTAAAAAAATTCTTGCTATGGCATGATTGGAAAAACCGTTTTCTGCCAAATTCACAACCTCTGCATCGAGTCTTCTACCAATAATACTGCTGAAACGCTTTTCTTTTATTTTTTCAAGCATGGATTTACCGACTGCGATTTCGCAACCCCAAGTCCAACTACATCCTAGAAATAGCAATCTCATAAATCTTGTCTGAAATAATTTGGTGACCTTTTTCGGTAGGATGTCTAGTTTCATCCATCGGAAAACGTAAATCAAAGATATTCAAGTCAAATTTCTTTGATCGAGTGTACTTATCTGTTGTTACTATTATACATGGCGTATTCTGAATTGCAAAGTAGTCACTTATGCCTTCTATAGCAAAATTCTCTTCACATTCACCATATACATCATGATATATGTTCTCATACCAATATTTCCATATTTTTTTCCTCATATCAGTCAATCTTGGATGAGAAAGAGCAACACTTATCTCTACCCACTTTTTTTCGTCATGATATTCGTGTCTTGAGCATGATGTCAATTGTATAATCGCCAAATCATAGTTTTGAGGATTATTTTCAATTGTTGTTCTCCATATTGACCTATTACTGTAACCAACTGATGAAATATTGGTCAAATCTGCGTTTAACTTACTCGCAAGCATTTCTGGATACTTTCCAGCAGAAAAAGATGACCCGTTAGAGAATATTTTCATGTATGTGCTCCGCAATCACTTGATGACCCTTTTTATTTGGATGACCATTCGGAAAATTGAAAAATGGTGTGTTATCTCTTCTTCCACCACCAAAAAGAGTGTAGAGAGAGGTCAGTGGTTTGGTTTCAGTCATTTTTTGCCATGATGACCGTCTTGTATTATATAATAAGTCTTTTTTACGGTTTAGACAAACAATATAGTAAGGTATACCCTTGACTTTGAAGAAGTATTCGAGTAAAAACCTATTTTTGTAAAAATTTGCTATATCATCAGCATTTGTATTCAAATTTTCGTAATAAGACAAAGAGGCAAGGTCTTTATTACCTGCATTGAGACGAATATAATGTTCTCCTTTAGAATCTAGTATTTCTCTTCTTGAAATTTTGGTTAATTGTATAATTGCAAGGTCTACTACATGATTTTCACAGTATTCCATGGTAGTGCGAAGAATACCATCATTACATTTACCCTTTTCACTGATATTTACGTGTTCCTTTCCAACAAAATCCGATACTAGAGTTGAAAACCTGTCTTGTTCTCTATTTTCAAGTCCATCACCCCATGTCCAAGAGCATCCGTCAAATAATATCATCAAAATGTGGTTTTACAATCACTTGATCTTCAGTATAGCACGATTTTACACCTGCTTTGATCATCATTTGAAAAGTTGTGCGTTTTTCATTCGCTTCCTCTTCAGTCAAATGCTCAAAAACGAGTTTTTTGTCTAAGTAAACGTCAAAATCCATACTTACACAGAATTCTAGTAAATCTCGACATACAAAACAACATTAAAGTCACTTTATAGTCGTCTGTTTGCTTCATCTACCATTAGTTATAACGATTCGAGTCTTACAACCCTTAGAACCACGTACTAAACGCTTTTTAGGTCCTTCAGATTTGACTCTTTGCCACTCTCTTATTCTATCATAGCGATCTTCATTGAAAAAGTACTGTTTGATGTACCAATCTTCCCAATTTTTGTGACCTTTCTCTCGATTACAGTTCTCACAGCAACAAATTACGTTTGTTGTCTCGTTTGTACCCCCTAGAACTTGAGGATGTATGTGATCAAGAGTCATTTGCTCATGATTTTCTCCACAATAGGCACAATTATGGTTCCACTTATCCTTTATTGCATCCTTCCAACGTTTTTTTGCCTCCGATCTCGTTTGTGCCTTCATCTGATACAGGTAATCCTGTGGAGAAGCGAGTAGCATATGTGATTTGGTTGTGTTCTATCTTATATATGCCCTACTCTTCGTAAATGTAGGGGTCTTCTCTTCGTAATTTCCACATTTTATAGCGGAACTTTATCAATTTGATTAAGCGTTTCATAAATTCGGTGTGCTATAATTCGATGACCAACCCTGTCAGGGTGTTTTGTTGCCCCTAAAGGGATGTCGGGTGTATTTATATGCACGTCATACCCATATTTTGAATCTTTAGAGTTTGTTAAGAGTAACAATTCTGTATTATTTGCTGCAAAATGATCAATTATAGCCTGTCGAAACAATAATTCGTCACTTTCACCGAATTCTTCACTATAATAGTCTCTATAATAGTCTAAAAATCGCTTTCCATGCCCTCTGCCAGGATTAATATTCTCCCATTTCCCGTCTAAAAAGTATTCAGTACGGTTTTTATACGTCATTTGGATAATTCCAAGTGAAATATCGGTCAAATCTTGCTGAATTGTCTTTCTGTATATCTTTCGATTGCTACAACCTGGTTCTGACAGGTCTATAAAATCCTCTTTCCATCGTTTTGAGAGCACACAAGCGAATCTTTCTTCCCTATCTTCAAGATTTGCTCCGTGTGTCCAAGAGTCACCGTTAAATAATAGCATAATGTGTTATAATGATTATATATGACTCTTGACCCAACCACATATACAATTACAAAACAGAGGACTTATTCCTCTCAGTATAGACTTGACAGGGATATCAGGCATCTTCAACAGTTAGAGAGAGACAAGGATACATTTACCGAAGTACATATACCAGAATTTTCCTTTTCTTCAGAAGGATTGGTGCTGACCATACAATCAGAATTCATCAAAGGTCACTTTGTAGGTCATAGATTCTCAGACGTACTCTATCGTGAACTGGTCGAGAGAGAACATCCTTGGACTTTTACCGACTACAACATTGGTAACTTTATCAAACAGATCAATACTTCTGACAAGATATACTGTGTGGACTTGGAATCTTACAAAAAGATGGAAATCAGTAAGCGTAAAGAAGAATGGAACAGATTACGTATCAACCGTGTCATGGGAGATAATGGGTGGTGTTCTCAAAAGACTGACTGTAGGTTCTGTCGTAAAACGGTACAGGAGATGGTGGATGAATATACTTTCTTCGGTGAGGATGTCTTCTAAGTATATGTTAAGGGGGACTCTCGGACGGTAACACCGTTATTTAGAATTTCACATATTTACATGAACTTTATTGAATTTTTGTTTCAGTTATGATAAGATACGAAATTATCCCTCTTGACAATCATTTGATACACGTTATAATAACATAACTATGAAAACCCTTCTGATCAATACAGGTTTTGGTTGGTCTGCAACCACACCTCTTTATCGAAGTCTTCAAGACAATTCATATATTGAAAAGTATCACTTCAATAAGAGAGAGAAAGAATCTCATTACCTACAGAGGGTTTACGAGGGACACTCGGATATAAGTGACTATATTTCCTATCATAATGCTTTACCAGGCGAGAGAGTTGCCGACTTTTCCAACACCAATGCAGATCTCCCTTCTGAGTTCATCTCACAAATCGCCCCTATACTACACAAGCACTTCGATGTGAAAGTGACAATGATCGTAAGAGATCCAGTTCGTAGATTCTATTCCATGTGTGTACACAACTATCGGAAAAACGTTTTAGGTATCGATCAAAATGACTATACAGGAAATCGTACAAGTGATGCAGTTCTACCATACTTTCGCTCCATGTTATCAAGAGCAAGACATTCTTATGTTCAGACTTATAAGACTTATAAAGAACACTTTCCCACATATGTGATAGTGATGGAGAACCTGTGGAAAAACCCAGAGAAAGAACTCCCCTTACTCTCATCATTTCTAGATTACCCTATTACAAAACTCTTTCCTAACGTATATCATGATGGCATTCTTCATCATAAACTCAAAGACCAATGGACGGATGATATACCACTTCCTAAACTCACCTATAAACTTGCTCGAAAACAAATGTCATGGATATATGACGAATGGGAGAAAGAGTTTGACAATATGCCATGGTAGTACTATAATAAAAGAGTAACGACGGTTACCTTGGGAGTGACTGAATAATCTTTCTGGCAAATGCTGGATAAGGTGATGAGACACAGGTGGTGCTGCTGATGCGAGTCAGAACCGACCTACCAGTCGGGTCTCAGGCAAAGAACGTATTTTACACTGTAGTGATGCCCGTTCTTTTGTTGGTAGACAGGATTCCAACCTCCCTTTTTTCCTCTTATATTGATGGGACGTTGAGTATAAGAGGAACCCTATTCTTTTTTATTATGCCTTTATTTCTAATTGTACTCGGAGCATCTGGTATAGGTGCTGCCATCGCCCTTTATATTCTTCGTAAGTACGACGACCCCAATACATTATGAACGCCAAATTGAAACTTTTTTATAAAGTTGGATTTCCTCTTGTTATTATTATCCAACTGACTTCCATACTCTTCATGCTTTCATATAACGGAAGACAAAAAGCATTATCCTGTAAGGCACTCGGTGAATACTTTGTTTGTAAACAGGTTGAGATACCAAAAAAACTATAGGGGCGTTTTTAACTGGGAAAAAAATTTTCGTTTTCGATTGGTCGGGCGTTGGGAAACGTTTGTAGGTTAGAAAGAAGGTACTTTTTAATATCGGCACCGCCATCATAAGAATAAAAAAAAATCGCAATTTTCACTGCGATTTCGTGTATTTGTGTGAGGTGGGGTTGACAGGGTGTCAAGTATCAATTGATACAGGGACGTGTTTCGGTTTGCATTGGGTATGTGAGGTATCAGATCTCGCCCACGCTGTCAACTAAGGGTGTTCGACTCTGGACTTATTGGCATTGCCAGAGTCTGAGAAACTAAGCGTTTAGAAACTGGTTATAAAGTTCTTTGACTAACCAACGCTTAGAAATACGAACTGGAAAGTATTTTACACGCTTACCAGATGGACTAACTGTGAAACGAACCTCGTCACGAAGGCAAAGGGGATCGATTGCCTGTTTGAACATTCTCTTGCAGTTCATGTCTTGCCAGTTAGGGTCGATTGCTTTTGCTATCTCTGTGAGTGTCATTCCTTGAGGATTATTTCTGATGATCTCAAGAATTGCTTTTGTGCTTACCTGATAGTCAAGGTCTCTGCTGTTTGTATTGATTGAGAATGACTTAGCAGGTGCGGGAGTTGAAAGGAACATAATAAAGAATTGCTGTCGAACACCCTTATATTAACATGTCCATCAGGTGAACGCCACCAGAAAAAGAGTAGTGGAAACCGTACATGTATCATATTATACTTTGTATAAAATGTACATTGCATCTCTCTGGTGATCGATTATAATAGAGGTATAAGCAAAGAAGTCTGGGGTAGGACTTAAGAAAATGATCGAAACTCCCCCTGCCATTAATTAATTTTTAAAAATCCAACCCTCCTAAGTATAGCATAAATTTCAGAATCTGTCAATGTATCAAATGATACGTGTACATGTTCATGTATAATATGTACATTGCCACCCTGATAGGAATTTGCTACATTTGAATGTATAATATGTTACAAGTGTGCCTGTAAAAAATGTTACAGTCTCTTGTAGCATCTGTTCGTGTGCCTTTTGATACATGCTGCTGTATCATTGTGCCTGTGTATAAAATGTTACAAGTGCCTGTATCGAAATTCTGTGTGGATTTCATAGGATTTTGTTGACTTTTTATACCATGCTCGCTAAGAGTACAATTGATACACACCTTTGTAACATCTATAAAGAATCAATAAATGTTTTTTGAAACATTTTTATTGTTTTGCGTGTAACATATAATACCCATAGTTGTAGCATCAAAAGAGTTCATTTCATGTAAACTTTTGTATATATCCCTTGACAACGAAAACGTAGTGTTACCAAGGGATTTAGAACGAACTTTAGACGAAAAAGGTTTCATAACGAAGTAATTGCGTATCAAATGGACGAACTGCTGTAACTTATGCTACAGCAGGGTGTGTTTCTAAGGACGAAAAACCCTCCTTAGTAACCAAAATACCATCATAAAACGAAACTTTTTTCTTGCCTGTAAAATCAGTAACGAACCAGTCAAAATTCTTTTGAAAAACTCTGATTCCAGTATTGAACTCATATAATAAAGCATTGAGTCTAGACTTAGTGGTGTTAGTATGCCACCCTGCTGAACTTAGTGCTAGTGTCTGAGTTGTATGATCTAACCAAGCAATAAGATTACCATGAAGTCTAACTTCTGATAAATTCTCTGATGAGTGATATGTCACACATGTATTAGAACTTGAAAAATTGCCCTTATTGGATAGAGCGAAATTCATTTGTTTTTCGATTTGTCTCATGATGTAATAAAATTGCTGATGTCCTATTATTGCCTATATTTTGGAATAGTGCAACTAGGCATTGTGACACTTTTAAAAGTGGTTTTTATAGCATTTCTCTGATATAAGTTTTGATACTGTTTGAATAGTCTTGATATGTTCCCTTATACCAAGTGGGTTGAACTTGGGCGGGTGTCTGACTGCCCTTGCCATGTATGCACTCTCTAAGAGTCAATCCCTCTGCCATACCAAAGAAGAAATAGAAATAAAAGTTATCTTTAGATAACTGATTCCATTGTAGTTCATAACTGTTGCTCATGCTCCTAACTCCTGTAATAATGCTCTATCGTATAAAGAGTCACAATGGAATGTGAGTACCTTATCTGATGCTCCTATGCTTGGGTGGTAGTCTACCCATTGGGGTGGGTTCTCTGTGAGATCAGCGATCTCTACACTTCCGTACTCTCTGTTATAACGAGCGATAAGTTCATATCCCTCTGATAACGAAAGAAGATGATTTCCGTACTTTCCTTTGTAACCCATGACGAATGATTTGTAACTGATCTAATATTAGTCGAGATAGTTCACGAATGAAATAGACCTTGTGACAGTAATTAAACTGGTTGTTTCTCTGGGTTTTTACCATCTTTCCAAATTATCTTACCTTCTAGGTTGAGAATATCGAAGCATATCTCACATAGACAGTCTAAATTTGGTTGATGTGTCCGCCAGTCATAGTTCTCTTCAAGTGGACTATCCCAGTAGTAATATAAGTCAGGTTGATAGTCTGGTAATGCTCTGATAGCAGGTTCGCCATCAGTATGCTCATCATTGAAATTACCACATTTACAACATATTGCCATTATGCAACCACCTCTTTTATCTTGACTTCGTACAGACCTTGCTGTTTATTCTCTTTGAGAGCATTGTGTATTCTAACAAGGCATCTGAAATTGTGGTCATTATCGAAGTAGGGTTTGCCCTTCTCTCCTGAGATATACTCCCAGTTCCAGTCTTGAATTGTGCCATCTTCCAGTACTGGGCATGACACCATTTCATCTTTTTCTGTCAACCAGAACGCTCTTTTGAAATTCATTGAAAAAATCATAATGTTTCACGAAAGTTATACTTCATTATTGCCTATACTATGGACGAATGGTATAGACATTGTGACACTAATAAAAGTGACCGCTTTCGCCCCTCTAGACTGGAATACTGACTAGGTTAGGGCATACCATCTAATATCTCTAATTGATGCGGTTTGAATGTCTTTTTAGTACTTCTGCTCTCGTCAGTAGTAATACAAACGATAGCGTTGATATTGGGATATAGAGTCAATACCCACCACTCAGAATAATCGTCAGTAAACATGACCTTATCGCCAATTGCAAACTGAGTGCATGATTCATTTTCTTTATACATTTGGGTGTATCTCCAATATTTCATCAATCGTATCTGTGAAGTATTCTTCCCAGTACTCATGAAATTCATTCATTGCTTCAGCATAAGTGAGTTTGTCCACCCACTCTCCTATGTCATTAGTGACATACTGCACGAGGTCTTTGGTTGACATATTATCAACGAGTCGCTCAACATATATCTCTTTGAGAGTATTGAACTGCTCTTGATTCAAGACGATTTCATCAGGTTTCATTGTAGTAAGTCCTCCCATGCCTGTAAAACGAGTTCTTCTCTTGCTTTCTTTGCTTCATCAAGTGTGTCATAAGTATCGTGAATACTACCAGTATCATCAAATACTTCCCAGTTACCAACACCATTGAAGCAAGGACGAATGTCATAAGTCTCGTCACAAGTCTCGAATATTGTATCGTGGTGTAATGTAGACATGATTCCTCCTTAGTGTCTGTCTGAAATATACCATGTACCCTCGTTAGGACGAGGTAATGGTTCAAAGTTTCTTGCTTCCATGTCTTTTACAACATTGAGGACTACAGGATTAGACATTGCTGTCTCATTCGCAAGAATACGTCCTCCACAATATGATCTGATATTACACATGTAATTGTCTCCTGAGTTTTTTGATTACATCAATGACTACATCATTGAATGTTTCTTCATCAGGTTCGGTGTCCATCATCACAAAACCATAAACACATAAGTCCTCTATGTTTGGTAATGATTGATCGCCACCTTGCATGATGTACTTGTCAAACTCTTGAACTTTGATTTGTTGAGATAGACTCATAATAACCTCGTTTGTTATAATTCATTATTGCCTGTTATCATAAGATAAGCAATAGATGATGTGACAGTAATTAAACTGGTTTAGAAATAAACTATGTCCCCAGTTTCTACGGCATGCTCTAGTTCAAGGTATTCTTCCCTTGCTTTCTCTCTGTCCTCTTGCCATTGATTCCAACATAGTTTACGATTGATGTCCAATAACTTGTCCATGTCCACACCTTCCCAGTCAGTCCAGTTGCTGACATAATCAAGTTGTGACTCATCATACCCACCATCAACAAGACTGGGTGCTGATATGAAATGGAATCCAATATCAATGAAGAAATGCCTACCGAACTCTTCTGACTCAATGGTCTGCATAGGTAAAAACTTACCATGCTTGTCCTCTAGGTAACTAGAAAATAAGTATGTTCTCATGATACACTCCACTCGAATGGACTGTCATCACATACAACCTCTAGTACTTCATCAAATACTTTTTGGTCTATGTGATCTGGTAATCCTATGTCATTGACAAATAGGACGATCTCTGCAACAACTGACTGTTGCTCCTCTGTGAACTGAATAGTTCTTGTCCACTTTTTGTCTGTGTCTTTTCTTGACATGATTAGAACCTCTGTGTGTATAATCCATTATGAACCATCTATCGTAAGATAACTATGGTTCTTGTGACAGTTTAATATCTGTCTGGTATGCGGTGATAGGGCGGTGAAAAATCTTTTCCCTCTGATAAACTGTCTAGGTTATCGTATAATACTTTGTCAATGAATGACTGTAAGTTATCATCAACTGGTTGATCTTGTTCATAGATGCACCATGTGACATGCTCACTAAAAGCATGTAGTTCATCATTTGTGAAAGTTACTTGTTTCATGATCTAATCTTGAGAAATAGGTGTGTAACTCATTGATATGAGTCTGTAAGTCTAAAAGACAGTCTCCAATAGAACATGATGAACCTTCCCAGTCTTTTGGAATATCCATAAGTGACTTTGGTTCTTCATCAAATTGACTACTGTCATATTCTTCAATGATGTCATCATTGATTGAATGACCTTGTAATGTTTCAACAACATCATTGATGTTGAATAACATATTTGCCATGTAATCTCTGTTCATGCTATTCTCCGTATTGGTTGACTATGATGTCCTCCAACTGTTCAAGTTGGTTTTTATCAAGTAAATTGAACATGACCTCGACTATATCATGTGGTGTGCCATTATCTCCTTCTTCGATAATGTCATGTATTTCGGATAGTAAGGTCATACTATTCTCCCCTCACTTCGTAGAGTTCATAATAGATCATGTCCTCAGTCTCAACATCTGCGAGACCTTGCTTGAGATAATCCCATAGTTCTCTTGAACTAGCGGATTGAATTTCTGAATGAGTCATACTTCGCCCTCGTCCTCAATGTGTTTTACTTCCATTGGTATTGGTTCATCATACTCTTCATCAAAGTCGAGTGTCCAATCATCAATGGGGTCATCAGTTGGTTCATGTGCTTTGACATGTGCATCAACTATGTCAGTCGCTTGGACTGTCTTGTAATAAGTCAATGTCTTTGTACCAGTAATAACATACTGTCTAGGCATTGTTATCGTCCTCCTCTACTGCAACAACGTATCCAGTAGCATTGAAATAATCATCAGCGATAAAACATGCTTCATCAAAGTCGTTAGTCCTCTGTATTGGGTCTGTGTGGATAACATACATGATAGTTTGTGTAACTGATCTAATTGTAGTCTATACTATGATGAATAGACAAAAAAATAGACAGTCTTTCAACTGTCTACTATTGGTTCATAAACTTTGATTGATAGTTCAGCATCTTGGGATAACTCTAACCCTGCTCTGGCAAGTGATTCCCATACTTTATTTGCAATATGGGAATGTTCGTCCTCTGGTACAACCTCAAAGAGATTGATTTCTTTGTAATCGTGATTCATGACTGTAAGATAGCATAAGTGTTTCTTGCGTTATCGTACTTTGACTCAAGTAAGCGAATAGCATGATGCTCACTTGCTGCCATGATGTACTCCTCAATTCTGTATCCTTCAACGAGTGCTGATACTAGAAACTGTCTCATTGTTTGTTCTCCTCTGAATGATATGCTTGATCTAATAGATCATTATAAAATTTGTCTACTTCCTCGTCAACATCATTGTCAAGTAATAGACTATCGAAAATGTCCTCTACTTTAGTGAGTTGTGTTTCACTAAGTTTGAGTGTAATACTTCTCATGACTCATGTTCCCATGTCATGAACTCCCACATATAGTAATCTGTTGTAATGTGGTTGTCCTTACAAAATGTGAGTACCTTTTCATACTCCCCTCTTGCTATCTCGACTGAGTGCCAAGGTGTATTGACAGTAATTAATTTGTTACTATCAAGGAAGTCAGGTAGTTGTGGTTCGTTAGGCATTGACCTCTTTGTGGGTATGCTTTAGTATAACATGTCTGTCAATGGGTTTTGTACATCTTGTGCCAATATCTCAAGTGGCATACGTTTTTCAATCAATCCCGAATAATCCTCGTGTAGTTCACACCCGATATAATGTCTGTTATGTTGTTTTGATACCATAGCGGTAGTTCCTGACCCCATGAATGGGTCAAGCACTATATCTCCCTCTCTTGACCCTGCTAATATGCAAGGTTCTATCAAGTCAGGTGGAAACGTAGCGAAGTGAGCGTGTTTATATGGTTTATTGGTTACTGACCAAACATCACGTTTATTTTTCCTGTCATAAGACTTGGTAAGACCACTATGAGGAGATAACCCACTCCC